ATCTGGTGTTTCTCGGTCCAGTCGATGGTGTTCTTCTTGCGGGTCGGGTAGATGGCCAGCAGCTCGGGGAAGGAGCGCCTCATCACACCCTCCAGCCGGGGGTGACACTCGTAGATGACCTTGGCCCCGGTATCGATGAGGTCGGGCAGTGCAGAGGCGAACATGATCTCATCCCCGATGCCTTGCTCCCCGTAGACCACGACAACCTTGTCGCGCAAATCCTGACCTTCCCACTCGGGTGTCTTGCCGTCCTTGTCGAAGTTGCGCGGGGCTCGGTCGAAGGTCATCAGACCGGCCTCGTAGGCGTTGAAGCCCTCCTCCCAGCGGCCAGACTCCAGCAGCATGAGAGAGCGGTTCCAGTGAGCCTTGGCGTTGTTCGGTTCCAGCTCGATGGCCTTCTGTGAATACTCAAGGCCGGGTGCCGGATTGCCCTCGTTAATGTACAGGGTGGAGAGGTTGACGTAGTAGTCGGCGCAGTCGGGTCGCAGCTCGAGAGCCTTGAGCCACGCCTCCTTGGCCTCCTCCATCATGTACTCGGCACGATATGCGGTGCCAAGATTGCACCACGCCTCTGGTGTAGGTCTTGACTGGACGGACAGCTTGAGCATGTTGATGGCCATGCCGTTCCAGCCCATTTGTTTACAGATGGAGCCCATGGAGAACAGCAGGGCTGGTTCTTCCGGGGCCATGTTCAGCAATTGAGCGTAGCTATTGAAGATTAGCGGGTACGCATCGGTCGCGTTCTTCTCGGTCGCCTCCACGTGCAGCTTTTGCACATCGGCGTAGTTCTCAGCCAGCGTTTTAGCCATGGATCTCCTCTCAGATGTAAGAGAAGGGCGGGCCCGAAGGCCCGCCCGGGTTCCCGATTAGTCGGGTTCTTTCTCCGCAAGGTACTGAGCGATCACGGTGAACACGGTGCTGGCAGTACCAGTACCGGCGCAGTCGTGAAGCTCAACCACAAGGTTAGCAGAACTGGTGAGGCGTTCACCAAGCACTGCCAGATTGCCGGTGGCTGGCATGTTGACCACATAGGAGATGGTAGAGGTCGGGATAATGTTCCCGATCTCGTTACCTCCGATGGTGGCGTACATGCGAACCGCACCAGCGTTGGCCCCGGCGTTCAGGGCGGCGTGGTTGATGCGAACAGAACCGCCAACGATTTGACCGCCACCCGGAATGCTCGCTACCACGATGGTAGTAGAGCCGGATGCCGTCTCGTTGAGGGTGTAGTTCGCAACCACAGCCTGAACACCAATGTGACCACCCTTGGCCTGCAGAGGGCTATTGACTTTGTTACCCATGTCGCACCTCCTAATTAGCGGCCAGACGCATTGACTGCGTCAGTGGAGTGGGCAGTGGAGACCACGATGGTGCCGTAGTCTGCGCTGTTGAACTGGGCTTTTTTCAGGCCAGCGATACAGCCTGCCTCGACACCGAGACTGTTCTTGTAATCAAACAGCTCTTCAGTCCACTCCATGCGGTTACGAGAGAAGCCGCGGCCAAAGGCCAGCGCCGCAGCCTGTGCCCCAGCGAGCACAGCACGCCCGATCTTGGAACCACCGGTAGAGTCCAGTACCGGGAGGCGGAAGGCCTCGTGCAGTACGACACCGTTGTACTCACCAAGCGCACCAGTGAAGATCGGGTTACCAGAGATTTGGCCGCCTTGCATGGCCGCCTTCTGGATGTCGCCCCACTGTAGGGTGTTGGTGTTACGACGGAGGTCATAGTGCTGCTCCGGGGTGATGAACATGACGTACTTCATGCCTGCCTTGCCAGCGTTGACCTTGCGGATCATCGGGCTCAGTGTGCGAGCTTTCAGAGCTACAGCGTCAATCAGCCCGAGGCTGAAGATGGCAGAAGCGGTGGCAGTCAGAGACGCCTCGGTGGTGTGCCCGTTCGGGAACATGATGTGGTTGGTGGTTGGTGCCAAGGCGGCTTGGTTACCGGTGTAACGGGTATCCGTTTCATCGGAGTAGCCAGCAAGCTGGTACATAAACCAAGTGTCGAAGCGGTCAGCCCACCAGTCCTGAAGACCCATGCGGGCTTCTTCACGAACAGAGAACGGGATGCGCTGCTCGGTCATCTTACCGCCGGAGCGGACAGCATGACGGAGCTGATCAATGAAAAGGTTATCGGTGTGGGTAACGAGCTTTTCTTCGTTGCCCTCGAGGGTGGCATCACCCTGTACACCGTCACCGCTGAGTTGCATGCGTAAAGTCACACGAATGCGGTCACCGGGGCCCTTGCTGGTGTCGTCAAGCACCTGACACAGACTATTTGAGTCCTTACCCATAAAGCGGGATGCCCAAGTCTGTTTCAGTGCCTCACGCATTAGCTTGCGAGACCACAGTTTGACCGCCTCGGGAGCGTTCACGCCATAGACTGTGTCAGCCATGGTAGTGTCTCCTAAGTTGGGTCATTGGGTATCTCCACGGTTTTACGCCTTGTGAAGCTGGCGACTCGAGCTTACCGTCCTCCGACGCGATGGGTGGGTTTACCGGCCCCTTGCCGCAATAGTCTGTGCCATTTACCGGATGGCTCCGCAGGTACTGCTCTGGTGCTACTCGTCGAAGATGGATCCGCCGCCTTCTGCCCGGGCCATAGCCTCGAAGAAGGCGTCTTCCTCAGCTTCTGACATCTGCTCAATGTCGGACAGCGTGACCTCACCCTTGTTGCGGGCCCCTCCTCCTGAGAGCGTCTGAGCTGCCTTCTGACCGTTTTCCAGCTTATCGAGCTGCTGGGTCAAGGTGTCGTTCTTGCCGGACTGTGTTGCCTCGTCAGTAGCCGCTGTTGTGTCCTTTTTGACGTATCCACGGGCCTGTGCGAGGGCATAGACGGCCTCGCCCGGGTTGCGTTTGTTGGCCATGGCTGCCTGAGCCAGCGCGTAGGACTCCTGAGAGAACGTCTGGTTGACCTGTGCCGGATTGGTTATCCCGAGAGCGGCGTACTCCTTCAGGCGTGCCTCGAACAGGAAGTTGAAGGCATCCTCATAGTCCGGGGTGGTCTGCTTGAACTCATTAACCTGCGTGGCGATCTGCATGGTCAGGGCTGCCATCTGGCGCTGCTGCTCGAGTGCCTGTTGCTGCTGCTCCTCGGTGAGCTTGCCTTCGTCGCGCAGCTTCCGAAGCTCGGCCTCCATAGCATCGGTCTTGGACTTCATGAAGCCGACAGGGTCGTTATCGTAGGCCTCCTGCTCGGCGGCGGCACGCTCAGCATCGCTCTGCTTGTTCTGGCTGGCCTTCCACTCGCGCAGCTCCTCGCGCAGACTCTCAACCTGTGCGAGCTTGCTCTGCGTTGCCAGCAAGGCATCTCGCAGCTCGCTATTGATATGTCGGGCCTCACTCAGGGCTTCATGTCGGACATATCCTTTGGGGGGTTTCTCTTCGCCCTCCGCCGCTGCTTTACCCTCTTGTTGCGTTGCTGCCTCCGCAGCTTCTTCTTGTTTGGCCGCTGCTGTTCCGCCATCTCCTCCATCGTCAGGCGGCGGGGTGGATTCCGTACCAGACATAGCCATAGCGGCAGCATAGGCGGCCTCATCATCCACAACAGTAGAACCGGGCTCGCTAAAGATGTCATTCGCTTCATCAGCCATTACTCACTCCTCACTTGGAGGCCCGCTCAAGGGCCTTACTCAATGCCTCAAATCGCTTGAGGTTCTGTTCATTCTGGGCGTCAATCTTCTCAACCATGGCCTTGACCATGTTGAGCAGAGCCACACTCTCATCCTTCTTGACGGCAGCCTCCTCCTTCTTCTTGGAAAGTTGTTGCATCTCCTGTTGGAACTGCTGCTGTTGCGGATCAGGCTTCATCATCTCCTTCCACTTCTGGGTCAGCGTGGTTGGCAGTGGCAGGAAGTCGAGGACGTCGGGCGGCAGTTGTCCACCCTTGGATAGAATCTGCCCAATGACCGGCAGGAGCTGCATCATGACTGCGAAGGTCTCTTCCTTCTGGTTGGTGCTCACGGGGCTCTCAGCGACCACGATGTCGTACTTCTTGACGCCCTCCTCCTTGCGCAGGGGGACATACTGTTCAAGCCCGTCACCGCCCACGATACGCACCAGACGGCCATCGGTGAGGTACTCGTCGATGAAGTAGAGCACGACCCGGCCACGCTCCTTCATGTGCCTGCGCAGGGCATCGAACAGGGTGGCGAGGATGGTCATGCCTGCACGCTTGCGCTGGGCCTCGAGCACACCGGGCTGGTTACGGTCTACCATGCCCATTAGTTCCATGTTGATACCCGTCACCTCTGGGATGGCGCTCACGGAGAACTGCATCAGCCTGTCCAGACCGACCGGGTACTGGATGGGGTTGCGCTCCATGATCATGCCCTTGGCGATAGCCCCCTCGGTCACGAGGATGAGCGGGTTGGCCTCGTTCCACTGATCCTCGGCCTTGCGCGGGTCGAGCAGGGCACCCTCTTCCACAAATGCCCCACCAGTGCGGTTGGACTTGAGGATGTCCAGAATCTCGCTGAAGAAGCTGTTGGACCAGCGCTGGGGGTCAATCATGGGTCGGACAATGCCGTACCAGATGTCGTTCTTCACGTCGCGCTTGCCGGTCATCGGGCGCAGGGTGAAGCTGTGATGGCACGGCCCCTTCATATTCTCGACGACCTCGGGGCCAACCACCCAAGCCTGCCAATACTCTCTCTGCATGCGCTTGACGTAGCGGATACCGCGCTCCTCGAGGGCACTCTTGAGGCGGTCAAACTTGCTCTGGGTGAGCTGGATAATCTTGCCGGAGTCAGGGTCGCCTACGGCATACATCGGCACCAGCTTGTAGTACTGGTACTGGATGACCAGAATCTCATCATCCTCATCGGCGTTCTCCCTGTACCACTGGCTGGTATCATTCTCGTACTTCCATGCGTTCTGGGCGTCATGTGGGTCATCACCGAGCGTGTCCTCGGTCCACATTTCCGAATCAGCCGGGTCGAATTTCTTCACCTGTGGCCAGCGTGCCTCAGCCTCTTCCCGGGGGAACCAGCGCTCGCGTATCAGCCAGCGGGCATCAGCGGCGTTGCGCTTCTTGGCAGACGGGTCGATGATCAGCTCGAGCGGACTGAAGCGCTCGGCAGTGATCAACTTGCCCTCGATGTCGTCCTCGTAGTCCATGCGGGTCTCGGTCACACCGATACCGGTCACAACCAAGTCCCAGAAGGCGTCTGTTACCTCATCCTCACCGTCACACTCATCATCAGCCCATTGGGACGCGCCGGTGTACACCTCTGAGACGCCAGCATCCCCCAGTGTACGGGGCAGGTAGCGTACCTCGTGCCGGTTGTTGATTTGATGCCCGACCACGGAGGAGACCATGGGGTCGATGCGGTTGAACATGACGGCGGTGCGCAGCTCCTCCTCGAGCATGGCCGCTTCCTCGTCTGACATCTGGTGCCCGGCTACCATCTCGTAGCATTCACGGGCTTCCTTGCGCCACTTCCTCCAGTGGGAAGTGCCGTCTTTGTGTTGTTTGCGGATTGTATCCAGCAGGTCTTTGTCGTTGGCCATGCGGCTACCTCGTGTACCAGTTGCGCTTACGGCGGCGTGGGACGTACCGCTCGGCTTTATGTGCATTGCCCCTGCGGTCGAGGCCAGCGAAGGTGAGAATGAAGCTGTCAGCCACGTCAGGGGACTTCAGGCCGCGCTTCTTCATGTCATCCTTGCTCTCGACCTGTATCTTTCCGCTGGATGTGACCTTGTACTTGACCGTGGACAGCTCGCCTATGAGTCGGCCATCGTCCGGGATGCGGCATTGCTTATCATCGAACCAGTCCCGGCCTCGCCACCACAGCTCGTCTCGTAGCCGGGCGTAGTTGTTACCGGTAGCTGACTCGCCGACGTTGACAGCTCTGACAGGGAGGCCCAGCTCCTTGAGCCTGTCCACCACACCTGCGCCAATCCCGATAACGTCGACCATGATGGAGCCGGGCAGCAGGGCGGCATCGGTCTCCTCGTACTCCTTGAGGATAAGGCCAGACACCTCCATGGTGTCGCGCTGGTGCCAGACCTTGGGGGGCTCGATGATGTGGTTGGCGTGTCGCTTACACAGGGCGGAGTCATCATCACCGAAGCGGGCCACATCCAGACCCCAGACCGGCATGTAGGTGTCTATGAGCTGCACATCGCGTGTGACAGCGGCCTCGCACAGCTCCAGTGGGATAACCACATCGTCCTCTGACTGGGGGAACTCACCCAGCACACGCACCCGGTAGACATTGGAATCGAGGCCATACTTCTCCTCTACGTCCTTGATGTAGGTCGGGGATACACGGGTAGAGTCCTTGCAGCTCACCTTCATGGTGTGCCAGCGGTGGCGCATCTTGTGATGTGAGTCGAAGAAGTAGCCCGAGGTCCGTGTCGGGTTGGCGGTCATCAAGACCTTGGAGTGTTCGGTGGACAGGGCACCCTGAGCCACCTCGAAGACGATTTCATCGATACCCGAGGCCTCATCGATGATGAACAGCAGGTTGTCCTCGTGGAAGCCCTGCAGCGCCTCTGGGTTGTCCTTACGACCCGCTCGACCGACAGCAAAGCTGGACTCGGGAGCGTGGACATTGACCACGCGCATGTCTTGGTCACTGGACTTAATGCGGAATTGGGAGCGCAGCTCGTCTGGCATGCGCTTGTGCCACTTGGCGAGTTCAGCCCACAGGATGTCCTTGAGCTGGTGAAGGGTTGGTGCTGTGCAGGGTATCTTGCACGGGAAGTAACAGGTCATGAACCAGAAGATGGTCCAGCTATCCAGCGTGGACTTGCCGACACCGTGACCTGAGCGGACAGAGACCTTGTCCTTGGTTGCCAGAGCCGTTAGGGCTTCAGCCTGCCACTTCTCTGGGGTGGCCCCGAATACGTCAGTGACGTACTGTACTGGGTCCGCTCTCCACCTCAAAATCCTCTGCTGCGCTCTTCTCAATGCTTGCGAGGACATCTACGAGGCTCCTGTGAGTGATTTCACCCTCAATCTTGGATTCGCGGGGCAGGAACATGGCAAAGGCCCGGAGAGCTGCTCTCCAGTCCTCCTCCCACCACTGGGTGCAATACTGGGTGAGGGTCATGTTCTTGTTCTTCGCGGCTTGCAACAGGCTGTCATACATCGCTCTGCGCATGTTCGCGGAGTATTCATGTTTCACTGCTTTAGCCATAAGCGTTACAGATGTGACTTACCATCTAACCCCTTGAGTAGTTTATACCTAGAATAACCGCGCTGTTGGTGCGTAATTTGTGCCTTTGAACCACTCGATGCGCGGCTTCATGCTGATACCGATACAGCGTCTCTCAATACGCCGGATAGCATCGTATGTGCCCCTGTTGGTAGGGGCCTTCATGTTGCGGTACTTGTCGAACAGGAATCGCCACTCATCAACCACGTAGCAGGCCTTGCTGTACGTCAATCCGGAGTGGATGGTGCCGTCCCCGTTTTCTTCCTTGATGTACACATCCCAGACCAGTCTCACATCGGTACTCCCAGACACCGCTCACCGGTCACGAAGTAGATGATGGTGGAGGCTGCCTTGATGTGGTCACGGCCATGGGTGGACATACAGTAGTGGATGATCGGCCTGCCCATGAGCAGTCTGACACTCAGGACCATTTCTTTATCCCCTGTTCCTCGATGGCGCGACGACGACAGTCTGTCTGCACCATGCCGTTCTTCTGTACCGGCAGCTCCGGCTTGGGTGTCTTGTGTGGCTTGCCCTTGGCAAAGCGCTGCCTGTTTTTGCGTGCCATTAAGCATGCTCCTCGTAGTGTGAGAACTTGTACCGTACCGGCCAATTATCCCACAGTTCGTACACCGCTACCCGATAACGCACAGGCGCATGATGGGTAGAGTTATAGTGGAGTTCATTAATCGAGCCACTGGGCAGCACCGGTACGCTGTAGCGGGTCAGGGTGCGTGGCATCACTACTCTCTCACCGTCCATGGGCCCGTCAATAAAGCGAGCCACGACAGTCATGAGTGCTTCCTCTTTCCCTTGCGCTTGGTCGCCTTCTTCTTGCTGAAGTGGCGGCCCTTGTCGGCGGCGAGGTATTCCTGAGCCAGTGACTTTGGCGGGCATTTACCCTTGGCCTTGGCGCGTCCCTCATCAGTGCTGCATAAGCCCATGAAGCGGTGTTGTTTACCTGATTCGCTTGGCATTAGCAGTGCCTCCCTGTTGGGTCGAATGGGTCGAGGAAGTGTCTACACCAGAACCGTGCGACCTTCCCACGGTAGCCATCCTCTTTGAGGTGGTACTGACATCTCTGTGTAAACAGGAGCCGCTTGTAATGGGGTGGCTCCACGAATATGACCGTGCCGAAGGTGATGTTGAACAGCGCGTCTGCCACCACACCCGCCGCAGCGATGGGGTATGCAAAGAGCTTGGCGGGCAGCGTGAGCCGGTCCCGATGCTCCATGAGGTTCATCACCGCCAGATAGAGCATCCACATGATACCCATTAGGTACAGGGACGCGCCGGTAAAAATTACTACCTTGATAAAAAGTATCGACATACTATACTCCCGGCAAAAGGAGGAGGTCAGATATGACTATCACGAATGAGAAGGTTGTGAGCATTCGCGCACAAGAGAAGACCTACCCGGCCACCTGCACTTCGCTTGAGCAAGCGTGTGCGCTGGCTAAGCTCGTCCGTCAGTTTGGGGTGGATGTGGAAATCATTCAGCTTGAGGATGAGCTGTTCGTACTGGAGCGGGCGGCATAAAAAACCCCTCAAAGGAGGGGTAATGTCCAGTTGTGCCATGAACGACTGAGATAACTATCGCAGTCTGGTTAATACATTTAGATTATTTTTAACAGGCCGTCAAGCTACCAAGGGATTTTCGCCTCACGCCTCGCCAGCTCCACCTCTGCCTCAAGCCTGATGCAGTATCCCGTCCCGGGCTCACTCTCCAGCGCCACCCAAGCGTGACAGTCGGTGTTGATGCACCCACCATTGCTGTGCTGGTTCCTCACACCATAGGGGCAGGCTTTGTGATAGGCGTCCCTCTCGCTACACTCCAGACTGGATATCTGGCCGTAAATTCTTGATATCTTCATGGTTGTGGTATTTCCCCTCTGTTAGTCATGGTCATCTCCTACTATGGGATACCAAGTCGCCCACCAAGCCAAGCATGGGCGAGGTCAAGGTCGCGCCGGAATGTTCCCGGGCTCAACTTCAGATACTCCGCACCCTGCTTGTCACCCATCCCTGCCAAGTAGCGAGCCCTTACCACCTCTCGCCACCGCAGCCTCATCTCCTTGACGGCACGGTCGACCTCCATCACCTCGTGGTCAATCCTGAAGCTGGGGGTGGTCGATTGTGGCGTGCCCCTGATAAGGGTTCCCTCTCGCTGTATGCGGTACTCAATAGTCTTGCTCGGGTATCCCATGCCAGCTATCTCTGTGTGCGTGGCCTGTGCCCAGCGCCACAACAGCACATCCACGCGGTCTATCATTATCCCCTCCTGATCCTCTGATACGTCTCCAGTGGGCCTTCCACTTGGATGTACTCCACCCCGGTGTGTGTGACCGGCCAGTCGTTTCCGCCCGGCTTCAGGCGGTCACCAAAGTACAGCGCGTCCTTTGGTTCGAAGCCCATGAAGTTGAGGAAGCGCAGCACCCCGTCACGCTTGTCCCACGAGGTCTCCATGATGTCGATGCTGCTGGTCCCGCCCATGGTGAAGTAGACGCGGGGCCTGCCCATCTTATACAGCGTGTCAGCCACGGCATGGCAGAGCTTGTGACGGATGGCACAGTTGGGGTCGACCCTCTCCTTCATCTCAAGCGGTGCGCTCCTGCCGATAATGGAGACGGTCATCTGCGCCCTGCGCTTAAGGAACACGTCTGGTGCCACAGATGGGAGCCCGATCTTGTATAGCTCAGCAGTGAAGGCGGCCCGGAGTATATCGAAGGTATCCGGGTTCATGGGTGGCACGGCATCGTACACCATGTTCTGACCTTGATAGCAGGCAGAGCCCATCTCGGGCAGGAGAAACACTGTTGGCCGGATTTCCAGCAGCAGGTCAAGCATGTGTATCAGCGCACCGTGGTCGGTCCCGGTGATGAAGCCGAGGGTGTGAGGCTGTCCAGCCAGCGCCTCAGCCATGGAGTTGGCGATGGGCATGGCGCTCTTGGTGATGGTGCCGTCCACATCGAACAGGAGCAGCTCATGATGGCCTGACATGTGGCCCCCTCATCTTTGTGCATGCCTCCTTGATGATGTCGCTGCTGTGTGCGTGTGCAGCCCCAACATCAAGGTAGATAAGCGCGATGTTCAGCTCGTGGCATATGGATGCCTCTGGCAGGGTATTGATGGGCCGGTCACCGGAGTTGACGAATACCGACGGCGTCCACTCGGCAAGGTCTTGGATGACGGTATCATCGTCGTCATTGGCCTTGATGACGTGGTCGACAGCACGAAAGGCGCGGATGATCTCCGCCCGCTCCGCGTACTTCATGAAGCAGTAGCCCTTCTTGCGCTCGAGCCACTCGTCGGAGTTCAGGAAGACCACCAGCCGGTCACCCAGCTTGCGGGCCTCTTTAAACATGCGGACATGACCCACGTGAACCGGGTCAAAGCCGCCACTAACTGCTACTGTCCTCACTCTCCACCTTCCTGCCGTACTCGTCGGCATAACGGATGATGTCGTCCTCCCTCACGTCATCACCAATGGCAACCTCACAAACGATAAGGTATTTATCGGTCGGGTTGGACAGGCGGTGCTTGGCACCACACGGGATGTCCACCCTGTCACCGGGCATGATGTATCGCTTGTCCCCGTTCTTCAGTGTCTTTGGCCAGTCGTGAATCTCAGCGATGCCCTCACCCATTACCACCGTCCACGCCTCATGGCGATGCTGGTGTTTCTGCAGAGAGAGCATGCACCCCGGGGCTACCGTCAGCACCTTGATCCAGTATTTTGGCCCGTGCATCAGGACTTCATAGCCGCCCCACGGCTTGGTGACCTTGCCCATCAGTCACCGGGCTCCGCCAGACTCAGGTCTTTCTGGTCCTTCTCCGCCTTCACCTTGCCGGTCCCTCCGGTGTATGCCTTGGAGTCGATGATGACGATGAGCACATCCTTGCCCTGTGCATCCATCAGCTCGTGGCGGTCCTCGCTCTGCTTGGGCATGGTAAGCACGGCCTTGATACCATCCTTCACCACCACCTGATCGAGAATGGCGTGTAGCTGGGGACGCTCGTCTGCCACGGTTACCTCAACCATCTGGATGGTCCAGTCCTCGGCAAACATGCGGGTGCGACTGAGCACCTCCTCCTGCTGCGCCTCGGAGAGCTTCTGCCAGACATCAGGCATGGCCTTCATCTCCTCGACGAATCGGGCCACCAGCTTGCCCGCCATCTCCTCCGGGTAGAAGTCGATGTAGTTGATGGTCTCCTTGCGGGCAAGGTCTGCCTGCTCTTTTGTCATGTTCATCGGTTACCCCTACATAGTGAACCGGGCCACGTATCGGCCTGTGGTTTGGTTAATCAGCTCCAGCTCGGTGGTCTTGTTGACCCTGAGCATGGTCTTGTCACCATGGACCCCGAGGGGTCCGCGATGACAGTCTGGGCACAAGGGGATGACGAGGAAGTTACCAGCCCGCTGTTGTGCTCCCTCGCCAAAGCGTGGGTGGTGCAGCTCGACCGGTCGCTTCCTACACAGACAACATGGCAGCCCAGCCACGAAGTCCATGTAGCGCTGCTCATCCCTTCGACTCATCGTCCTCCTCTCTCTCCTCGGGCTCCTCCACCTTGAACTGCAAGGCGTAGTAGTCCTTGAGCTTCTTGGCCAGCGTCATGATTGCGGGAGCGAGCACCATCATCGCCAAGATGAGGACAATGGCACCCACCACATAGCGCATCACTGGGCTACACCCTTGAATGCGCCACCCACCAGACCATTTAGGTCCATGAGGTTAGTGGTTCCCGGGGAGCCAGTGGGCACACCGTAGACCTTGACGTTGGGTCCCAGATTCTTGGCCCACTCGATGGAGACCAGCTCCGCGCCACCCTTACCAGCCAGTGCCTCACGGCGCAGTTTGGTGCCCTCCGCTTCAGCCTTGGCGATGGCAAGGATACCCTTGGCGGTCTCCTCCTTCTCGAGGCGGTCACCCTCACCCTTGAGTCGACGCTCCTCACGGTCAGCCTCAGCGGCCTTGATGCGCTTCTGCTTGTCACCCTCGGCTAGGTTCGCGTTTTTGATAGCGGTCTGCTCGGCTGCCTCAGCGTTACGCTTCTCGATGATGACCTTCTGGGCTGCCTCCGCCTTTAGCTCCAGAGTCTTGACGAACTGCTGGTTGGTGAAGTCGACATCACGCAGGTTAACCTTGATATTGATGCCGAACTCGGACAGCTTGGCTTCCATGATCTTCTGGATGTTTTCCTGCACCGTGGCGCGGCCCTGACCAGTGTAAATCTCATCACTGAGCTGGGTGGTGGTGGTATTGCGTACAGCGGAGCGTATATCGGGATAGACAACCTGTTGAAAGTATCCCCTACCCACCTTTTCGTGCAGGTCCGGCACCTTGCTTGGGACAAGGCTCAGCTCTAGGGACAGGTCAACAAGGATGGGTTGGCCGTCCTTGGTCTGGGACGGGATGTCCTGTAACCCTTCTTGGAACTGACGAGAGCGGGCGTCATAGACGACCACATCGTAGGTGAAGGGCTCGATCCAGTGCATACCGGTAGATAGCGTATCCTTCTGCATGCCGCGGTCAGAGCCCAGCATCTTGACTAGGATGCCGACCTCGCCGGGATCGATATTGCTGATACCGGCGATGGCATAAAGAAGGACAATAGCGCCAAGAACA